CAGATGCGGAGCCGTTCAACGTCGCCAGCACCGACCAAGCGCAAGAAACGGCTGTGTCTAAAATCATCAACCGTGTTGCATTGTGGGGCGCGTCCGTATTGAGCGCGTTTTCCATTGGTCAAGTTTTCAGTGAAGCGAATAGCGAAACGAAGTTAATGTGGGTTGTGGGACAGACTGACCATTGCTCTGACTGTTTGCGCCTAAACGGGCAAGTACACACGGCTGATGAGTGGGCGGCCAGTGGATGGTCGCCCCAATCGGTCGATCTGGAATGTCGCGGCTATTATTGCCAATGCCGATTGGTTGACGTGCCAAGCGACACGCCAACAAACGGGGGATTCTAATGCCTATACTGACTAAGGGGTTCTCCGAAATAGAGCGCAAATTGGGTACTTTGCAGAGATTCCAAGCATGGGCAACGCCAGCTATCGAGTTGGGCGTTGATGCTATGTATAAGCGGGCGACAAAGTACGCGCCTGATTTTCCCGGCAATAGTTACACGCGGACGGGGCGATTGGGTCGCAGTATGACGAAGCTAATCCGCTCCAATAATCGGGGCGTAACTGGTACGGTTTACGGCACAGGCGCAAGCGCTGCACATGGCATAGATTACACGGGTCTTGTTAAGGTTGAAGGAGAGCAAGCCGCCATCCACGCTCGGCACGGATGGAAAACAGACAAAGCAGATTTGGAAGATAGCCGCGCCGATATTGATGCGGCTTTGGATAACGCAGTGAAGAAGGCACTTAGACGATGATTACAGTTAAACCAATCAAATCAGATAGCGCGTGGGAATTGGACGTGTTAGGCGTGCCATATGGCGGGCATGATAACGGGCGGGATAGTGATGCCCAATACTTCGACGAAACAACTCAGCTACACGCCGACAAGTACGGACTACCGACGGCGACCGTATACCATAGCCTAAATGATGATGGCGACGGGCTAACCGAAAGTGTCGAATACGTCGGCAAGGCAACCGGTTACAAAGACAAACCGGATGGCAGATGGTATCGGGTAGCGCTTGACAAGCTATCCCCATCCGCCGCCAAACTTTGGGAAGCGGCAAAAGCGGGCGTTTTGTCCGTTTCATCTGGCACAGCTTCCCACCTGTCACGAATTAACGAGGCGACAGGGCATATTAAAGAGTGGCCTGTCTTTGAAATTGCCATGATACACGGCGGCGAAGGAAAAGAGCCAGCCAACAAATACGCTATCGCAGTGCCATTGCTCAAAGCATACGGCATTGAATTAGAAACACCGCAAACTATAGGCGACGTGCTAGAGGATGGGGAACCATCGGCACAAGCGACGGTTGCGAAAATTATCAACGATACACTAGAAACAGAGGTTAAAATGAGCGAAGAAACACAAGCCCCCGCTTTTGACATGGAAGCGCTGGGCAATGTAATCGGCGATGCTGTAAAATCAGCCGTCGCACCAATCAATAAGCGATTGGATGATATGGAAGAAACCCCCGCCGCCCCCATCGGCTATGCTGCAAAAGCGACCGTTGAGGTGGTGGATGAGGCAGACCGTCAACCCGCATTCAACACCCCCGCCGAATTTTATGGCGAGGTGATGAAAGCGCAACGCGGCGACGTTTCAAAACGTATGCTTCCGTTAAAATCGAACATGACGGGCGAAGGGACAGTTTACAAACTGCCCGACATCGCCGTTAATGCGATTAAAGCGGCAAGCGGTAACAGCGAAGCCGTGCCAGCCGATGGTGGATTTTTGGTTGGTTCATCCGTACAACCCGGCGTTGTTCAGAACATGCACAGCGACGGCGAAGTGTTGAGCCGTGTTAACCCTGTCCAAATCGGGCAAGGTTTCAATGGTACGACCATCAACGCCATCGACGAAACAAAACGCACCGACGGATACCGCTGGGGCGGTGTGCAAGGTTATTGGCTGGCAGAAGCCGATGAGAAAACAAAGAGCAAGCCCACTTTCCGTCAAATGGAAATGAAGCTCAAAAAGGTAGCCGCGTTGGTGTATGCGACAGATGAATTGTTGCAAGATACCACCGCCCTAGCCAGCGTCATCAATTCCACCGTCCCCGCTGAGTTGCGATTCCAAGTTGAAGATGCAATTATCAACGGTTCCGGCGTTGGGAAACCGCTCGGCATTTTGAATTCCGGCGCATTGGTAACAGTCGCCAAAGAATCAGGGCAAACGGCAACAACCATTGTTGCAGAAAACATCGTCAATATGTGGGCGCGTCGCAGTGGTAGCAATCACGTCTGGTTTGTAAATCGTGACGTATTCCCGCAATTGATTCAATTATCCCTCGCCGTTGGTACAGCGGGCGGGTCGTTGGTATTCATGCCACCCGGCGGCCTGAGCGGTTCGCCTTACGGTTCGCTTTTGGGCGCTCCGGTTGTAGAAATTGAACACGCGCAAACATTGGGAACCGTCGGCGATATTATTCTCGCCGACATGAGCCAATACGCCATGATTAACAAAGGCGGCATTGACCGCGCCGAAAGCATGCACGTCCGTTTTGTGTATGACGAAAGCGTATTCCGTTTCGTTTATCGCGTTGACGGCCAGCCAGTTTGGAGTTCCCCATTAACACCCGCTCACGGCACGAACACCATTTCGCCATTCGTAGCACTAGCAACCCGCGCATAGGGTAGGAGAAAAACATTATGCAATCAGTAAGCAAGAGGCACGCAATTCCCGTTCTTTATCCCGTAGCTGATGCCCTAGCCGGCACAGTCACAACCGACGTTGCGGAAGTTTTGGGGGAGGGCGTTTTATTCGAGATTACCAAAGGCGTTGGCGCAACTGGCACGTCTACCATCACGGTTTTGTCATGTGATGACGTGACCCCCACCACTACCGCCGCCGTCGCTTTCATGTATCGGATTAGCACGACCCCCGACACATGGGGCGCATGGACGCAGGCGACCACAGCCGGATTTGCTTTGACCGCTGGAAGTAATCAGATGTATCAGGTGTATGTCAACGCGCAGGCATTGGCTACCAATAACTACGGATATGCGCAACTGTCCGCCGTTGAGGTTGTCAATTCACCCGTCGCCGCTGGCATCAACGCCTACATTGAACGTCTGCGATATGCGGACAGCCCCGAATCGTTAATTGATTAAGTTTTGAAAAGTGGCGGGGGTTTAATCGCCCCTGTCACTTAGCGAGGTGATAATGGCAGAATCTATAGATGGAAACCATACACAAATAGTCCAAACTAGCACAAGCACAGCAGATCGCGTTCCGTTTCAGGCTGACGTTTCAATGGGCAATGTTGACGGCTACTCTGTAATGTTTGGATTAGGTGAGCGCGAAAGTATGGCAGTGGTTGCCACGGGCGAGGACATCTGGAGAGGTAATGAATTGTCACCCGCGCCAACGTCGCACATTAGCATACCAATCCCAGACAGCGCGGGGGAGCAAATGACGGTTGTATCGGAATCTGTGAATGATACGGCGGCGGGCAGTGGCACACGTACGCTAATGATTCATTACATAGACACCGCCGGAGCCGAGCAAGACGAAACCGTAACAATGAACGGCACAACGCCAGTTAATACGGTCGCCACAGATATTATATTCGTGCAGTATATCCACACCGTAACGGCGGGAAATGGTAGCAGTCCCCGCGTTGCCGATGGTCACATCAAAATATACAAAACAGGCACGGCGGGGCTAGTTTATAATATGATAGCGGCGGGCGGGAATATGTCGTTAGTCCCTCATCGTATGGTTCCGGCTGGCAAAGTTTTGACAAATGTGACGTGGCATTGCGAAGAGGCACAGGACAAACGAACGGCGATCCGCATTCGTGCAACATCAATTCACAATGATCTACTGCCCTTCGTTTTTCTATTCAAAAATACGGCGTATATTCGCAAGGCGGCCAGCGGATTGTTACCCGTTGCTGAAAGTTTCCCCGCCTTCACTATTATAAAAGTATCGGCGTGGGGCGACCAATCAGGCGCGGAGGTTTCCGTAGGTTGGTCGGGCATTCTCGCCCCCGCTTAGGTGGAATTATGAATATAACCTTTATTAAACAGTGCGATCCGACAAAAGACAGCGGTTGGAGTGCGTATAACATCGGCGATGAAGCCACGCTAAAAGGCGGCGCTAATCTCATCGCCGCTGGCATTGCCCGCGAAGGATGGGGCGAAGTTGAGCAAGCGCCGCTTGTGCCTGATTTGTCACCAAATAGAAAAGTACTAGCGTCTCGCGCCGTTCGTAAAAAGGCCGCCGATGAAAACTTACTTATTTATTCCGTAGTTGGCACGGGCAAAAACGGACGTGTCACGATGGCAGACGTTGAGGCGTTAATCGAATGACAGATTACACGACGGTGGACAAAGTGAAAGAGTTTCAGGGGATAGAAGGCTCCGCCGATGATGCCTTGATTGAGTATCTAATAACGGCCGTTTCCCGCGCTTTTGATATGGCGACGGGCTACACGTTCGGCGCAACGGAAGACACCGACCGCGTTTTCTACGTCTGGCAGAATGACACCGACGGCGCGTGTCTGATCTTTGACCAGCCATATGCCAGCATCACGAGCATAGAAAACGGCGACGGTGTAACGTTAGCAGCAACAGATTATCTATTGAAGCCTCGTGATGTGCCGTACACATCGGCAACCATCACGCCGCTATCGTCCGTCTATTGGACAGACGGCGACGCATACGACGGTATAACGGTGACGGGATTGGTCGGCTACCCGCTGACAGATGATATTAAACAGGCGGTTATACAGTGGGTTTCGTTTATGTATCGGCAAAAAGATAATCCGCTTGTTGACATCACCGCCATAGAATCGGGCGCGGTTATCGCAACCCCAAACCGCCCACGATATGTCACAGACATGATAAATCTGTACAAGGACATTAGACCCAGTGGCTAGCGCACAAATCTTAACCTTACGCGGCATGGTAGACGCTATCATCGCCCTAGATATTCCATCGGTTCGGCGTGTATTCCCCGCCCCGCCTGAAAACGTAGCAACCGCCGATCTTCCGGCGTTGTGGCCAGCGTTGCCATCCATTGCAACCAATGATCGGGAAGTATTCTGCAGAGCAACAACGGAAGACATCGCCATGAGCCTATTTGTAGCCGTTGAGCCATACGGACAAGATACACAAGAAGCGCGGTTTGATTTGGCGATAGAATTAGGCGACGAATTGAGAACGGCGTTTAATAGTTGGGAGTATTCATTATGGCTTGATTATGACATCGCAGTGACAACGGCTCAGGTAGTCGCCCAGACGGGCTATTGGGGCATTATCGCAGAATTGACAGCGAGGAACGCATGAGAAAATATAGAGCGTTAGTCAACATCGGAACGCACCCGTTAACCAAAGCGGGCGACGTTATAACCGATGAGGGCGTGTTAAAAAGAATTCAAATGTTTATCAGAATGGGACAGGCAGAAGCCATCCCACAAAAAAAGAGAGAGGTAAAAAATGGCAAGTAAAGGTAACCCAGAATTAACAATCAGCGGGCTGACATTCAGCCAAGACCCGACAGATGACGGTTGTTTGCAATCGGTAACATACGCAGACACCGCCGACGAATTGGAATATCTTTGTAACAGTCGGCATATTAAACTGCCTGGTTCGGCAACGGCAGCGGCTACGGTTTCCGTCGCTATTGCGGCTACAGACGTAGCAACCCTGACGGCGTTACAATCGACGGCGGTTTTAGCAGACTTTGCGTATTATCCATTTGGAAATACGGCGACGTACATCAAAATCACAAGCGACAGCGCGTCGGTGTTCGGTTTCAGCATGAGCGAAGCTGTAAATAGTATTGTTATGGTCGATTTTAACATCGCCGTAAATAATCCTGTGGAAGCGGCGGCCAGCTAATGACAGAATTAACGCCTGTTGAATTGTACGCAGAGTTTGGTAAAGAAGTGACGGCGGCGATTGAGACAGCCGCCGCCACTGGCTACCAATTAAAGCCAGCAGACGAAATCACCGTTGGCGCGTTGGCAAAGTTTGAGCGCCGTTATTTTGTCGATGGCAAACCGCCGACGGGAAAATACAACGTGATGCAGGGCTACATCAACGCCGCCGCCGTCGCTGGATTCTTTGAGGATGGCAACGCGCCAAAACCAAAGGACACCGATGCCATGACGGGTGCGAATGCCGCCGCGCTGTTTAAGGCGATTGATTTGGTGATGATTCGATGCGGACAAATTGACCCAAATTGATGAGCGGGTGCGGTGCGTGTATTTTAGATAATGCACCGCCGCCCCGCCCGTTAATTGACGTATGGAATACAAAACGCTGGGGCAATAAGTTCGCTACAGG